TAGAAAGTATTTCTTGAGCCAGAAATAATTTTTAATTTTTTTTATATCTCTATAGAATACTTTTTCCATTTTTTAGAACACTTTGGTCATTATAGTCATTAAGATTATATTAGGTAAGGTATTTATTAGAATCGTCTAAAAAGCCAGTAAGAAGGTTGGTGCGAAAGTTTGGTCACAAAATCCAGTCATGTCCGTCATGAAAGATAGCATTAAAATAAGAATATAATAGAGAGAAAGGATAAATTGTAGGTTTGCTTAATATCATATACAAATATGAAATTAAGATAAAGTTATTGTTCTATCCATTAAAGAACTATATTCACATAAAAGATATGCGAAGTTAAACAATAACATGATATTATCGTAGTTACATAGAAAAACAAAGAAGATCATTCCAATATAATAGAAAATGAATGATATAAATAAAATTAAGCCGTCTGGATAAGCTTAAATATAAGTTGCTGATTACCACTCGCAGTAGTAGAGCCGTGATTGTGTCTTGTGACTTTAAATTCGTTGTTGAGCGTTGCTGAAACATAATCATTTACATTAATCAACCCGTTATAAGACCCCGCTTTACAACAGAGAACCAAAGTTTTACCCGCAACAATTCCACTATGAAACACGGAAAATGAAACCGACGCACCAGCTGCAATATCGCCACCGACACCCGCCGAACTTTCATAAGTGGTAATCATAAACTGCTGTGGAGCAACACCACCAGTTGAAGCGGCAACATTAGCGGTATTTGATGTTGCTTGTGGATAGTTTGTAATAGCGGGTAAAGTAATTTTCCCCGAAACTTCGCCGTCTGTATTTGCTAAAAAAGTTAAATCGGCTTTAAGAGACATCTTGCCAGAACTCTCTACCGCTTCGGCACAAAGAAGTTTGCCTCTAACCTCTGCGTCGTTACATTTAATAGAGAGATTTTCGTTGTTATGCGATTGCTGAAAATATCGGGCACTCATTATATTATAGTTAAATACGTTTTATTTAAATATTATTTATTGTTTTTAATAAGCAATAATTAAATTAAATTTTTATGCAGCCTTGCCTAATTCATATTTAAATCTAAAATGGATATTTCCATTAAGGGCATTAGAACCATGTTCGTTTTTCAACAGAAGTAATACTTTATCATTTTCTTGTGTTATTATCGTGAGAGTTGGAATGCCAGCCGTTCCGACGACACCGCTGTAATAGTATACTGACACACTTGCGAAACCGAGAGAATTCAGCGTGCCTGCGGGCATAGCGAGAAAGAATGTTGTGAATGAGCCAGCGGAAAGCGTGGCGGGCATCATACTCACGTTAAAATTATATGGATTTGCTACAGCTGTAGCATCTATCTGTGTGCTGGGTGATGTTAGTTGGGTGATGTTAGCAGATGGGATATTATCGTGCGTAATAGATGTACCAACTCTAAGTCCAGCGTCAGTAGCTAGACTACCCTTAGCGGTAAGCAATTCTGTCACATTACAAAAACCATTTACAACAAGATCGTTACATTTAATAGAAAGATTTTCGTTGTTATGCGTTTGTTGAAAATATCTTGCACTCATTATATTATAGTTAAATACGATTTATTTAAATATTATTTATTTCAGTTAATAATATTTAATTTATCCCTTTTACAAAGGGCAATAAATATTCGGCTTTTATATCTACAACGGGTTTAGCTAGCTCACCACCTTTAATGTTTCCATTCATTCCACCGAATATAAAGCATTCTCTCTGTTTCTCAAAATTATCAAATTTAAACCAATACAATCCATCTTTACAATCAAAATAATAATATGTTGGAATACCCTCTTTTAATCTATCGAGTGAATGTTTGTATTTATCGTTTCCAATCATTAATCCAACAAAAGAATTGTGGTTGCAGTTTCTGGATTTCAATTCATGATCACTAATAGACCCATCTATTTCTAAACACGTAGCATCTTTTAAAGCGAATCTGTCTATTTCGTTATTATCTATAACTTCTGGATATTTTTCTTTAAGCAAATCCAGCCATTTTAATTCTGCTTCCCTACCTCTTTTTCGGTTTTGCTGACGAAATTCCATTTGGTATGGAGTCTTTTTGAGCGTAGAACGTGAGTAAGTTTTTAAAGATTTACTTTTATTAGTTTTCATCATCTTATAAAAACCTATATAGGAATACCTTTAAATACTTAATTCCTATATATATTAAACAATATTTAGAAATGAACTAATTTAAAAATATTAATTTAATTATAATTATAAAATGAGTATCTACGGGGAAAAATTCAAAATAATGAATGATCATCAAGTGTCACAGAACGCAAAATTGGATTCAATTCTTGCTAAAAATAGTGAAATTGAGGTAAATAATGATGGAGTGGAAGCATTATTGACTACTGGAAATGCGAGTCACGCATCTATTGATGGTAAGGTTACAGCTTGTAATACGGGTGCTGTCGTTGTTGCTAGTTCTGCTTTACCAACGGGAGCATCAAGCGAAGCAACTCTGTCAGCTTTAAGTGCGAAGGTTACTGCGTGTGATACGGGTGCTGTCGTTGTTGCTTCAAGTGCTTTACCATCTGGGGCATCGAGTGAAGCAACTCTGTCAGCTTTAAGTGCGAAGGTTACGGCTTGTAATACTGGTGGTGTGGTTGTGGCATCATCAGCCCTTCCAGCCGGAGCATCAAGCGAAGCAACTCTGTCAGCTTTAAATACGAAGGTTACGGCTTGTAATACTGGTGGCGTCGTTGTTGCTTCAAGTGCTTTACCATCTGGGGCATCGAGTGAAGCAACTCTGTCGGCTCTGTCGGCTAAAGTGACTGCGGTGGATACTGGTGCAGTTGTTGTGGCTTCATCAGCTCTGCCTACTGGTGCTAGTGATAGTGCTAAGCAAGATGAAATTAAAGTTTTGATTGGTGCTACTAATACGGCTCTTGCGGGTACATTATCTGTCTCAGCCCCAGCCCCCGTTAAAACTGCTTCTACGCCAATCGGCTCGGGTAGTCTTCAAGCTATTAACGGACAATCAACTCATACATCAGCTGAAATTGATTTAGGCACAGCACGGCATATCACCTTTTTCGGGGATAGTAGTGATACCGCAAGTAGTCACGAGGTTGATCTTTTGGTGAGCGACTCATCTGGTGGAACCTACTACAAAACCGCTCATTCGGGAATTTACAACGCTGGCAACGTTCATGTGTTGGCGGCGAATGTTCCATATAGATATGTTAAACTGCGAATTAAAAACGGAGCGTCGAGTGGTTCGGCTGATTTCCGCCTACACCTAATCCATAGTACTTAAAAGGGGATATATATTATTTAATTAAATAATAATAAAAAATAAATTTAATTATTATTTAATATGGATAGTGAAAGTTTAGGGATTTTATTAGGTGGATTATCTGCAATTATTGCTTCTCTCTTATATGCTTTTAAAAATATTAAAGAGTCTAGTTGCTGTGGCTCACGCTGTAAGCAAGTTGTAATAGACGCACATGGAAATGCAGTAAAAAATAGTATATGCGAACTTAAAGATATAGATTTAGAATTAGCAACATTTCCACAGCAAAGAGTAGCTATTATCTAATTACCAAAGAAAAAAACGAGAATAAAACATATTAGTTACTTTATCATCTTTAACATTTGGAAGCCGACGAAATCTATTATAAAATGCTTCTCTCCTCTTAATAGCAACCTCCCTTCCGTCTTTTTCTAAATATTGTGGAAAGTCCATAGAATTAATATCTCCAATAGATGCTATAACACGTCCTCTAATCAAAACATCTATTTTTTTGCTTTTTTTTGTTGATGGTTGGATTGAAAAAGCATTTGATTTTAATCGCTTATTCATATAATCCAATCTTTTAAAACTATGTTCCCGTATTTCATACATTTAGATTAATTAAATAATTAGTATTTAATTAATTTTTTAAGCAAATCTAGAATCATTCAAATATGCGTTTCTCACTCAAAAATTCTCTTTTTCAACTCGGCTCTAGACATAGCACGACCACCAGCGTGCTTCGTATTCACCAATTCACCGCCGTGACCTTCTTTACCACCTAACATCTTTTTAGCTCCACACACCGCATCAAGAACCTTAGATGCCTTAGAGGCGAAATGACCGAGTTTTCCAAACATAGAACCACCGATCATACTCGCAGCCGAATTGAAATCCATGTAATTGGAGCGGTCAGCACGAACACTCGTCACATCACTCTGCGAGATAATACCGACTTGCGTAGCCATAGAGCCGTTCTGGATTGTCATTAAGCCATCATAGACGATGGTTGTAACGAGCTGAACGCCGAGAGCCGTGCCGAACTGATTAATATTAGTCACATCAACCGAGAACGACAACTGCGAATTTACGTTCATTCCACTTGCGACATTAGATGGAATATGCAGATCTGAAACATCGAGTTTAAGGACAGCCCCAGTCATACCATCAGTTCCAGCAATTCCGCCTTGAGCTTCGCCGATAGAACGAGTACGACCAGACCATTCAAGCCACGATAAGTTACACCCATTCTTAACACACATCTGGTAAAGGTCTTGAATAGTCATAGAACTAAACTGACCAGAAACATTAAGGTAGTTAAGAGAGAGATTGCTTAGCCCGTGAAAGGTATCAGTAGTCAAATATGTTTTATCGCTATTTGGTATTGAAGCGTAGATGTAAATACAGCGGGGGACAGCAGACAGCTGAATAGCGTTATTAGTAAAACGCTGAGTTGCATTACGAGCTAAAGTAGAATTCATATCATTAACAAACGTTTCACTTTTGTAGTATTGGTAATTAACTGAGCGGGGGATCTGTGACTGAGAAATGAGTGGGGGTGTAAGGTAGTTAACCAATAACGATGGTGGGGTAGTTGTTCCAGCACCGATCGCACATGTTGCGGAAGTAATGGTTACACCGACAACGGGTGAACGAGACCAAACACGAGTTAATTGTCCAGCCGAGAAGTTAAACTGAACGCCCATGTTCTTCACACCAATAAGACCCGCTTCCAATTTTTGGCTGGAATAGCACATAGGTGAGATAAGCAAAGGCTCGGTGATGGTGAATCGCACCACAGCCGTGAGTGGAATTGGATTTCCAGCAGCATCATTTCCAGCCGATAGCGGATTAGTAATAAAATCCAGTTCAAACGCACCACGACCAATTTCATCACCAGAGTTTTGGTAATTGGAAAGGGAGTTGCGGACAGATCCAACGCCATCTTGATAACGCTGATATTTATCTTGAGCGGTTGGAGACATACTTAAATCCAACTTTTTCATCTCATCGGGGAGATTGTAACGCAGAATAGCTTGAAGAGCGTCGCTGTACTGAGATTCAACACTTGAGCCGTTAATGGTGACTTTAAGCGACTGCGTAACCGACGCCAAAGGAAGGCAACGAAGGGCATCACTTTCCGTATTAAGAAGAGGCTGACCCAGAGGTGCAGTGCCGACAAAGGTCATTTGGAACTGAGCACGGCAATACATTCTGCGATCAACAATCACATTTTCACTCTGTGTATTAAAATTAAACGTAATTCCGGAAGTAGAGTAAGAGTTAGCTTGCTGAGCGACTGAGTTTGAGCCCTCGCAGCCTTTAAAAACGCCCCACATGTTATCTTTTTGAACGAAATCTAAGCAATCCAAACGTGGATCAACAACGTTGGTAAGTTTCAAAGGTTTTTGACTATTGGTTTCTGCCATTATTATACTATAGTTAAATACCTTTTATTTAAATATTATTTGTTAGATTAAATAATATATAAATTTGTCTATTTCAAATACTTAATTTAAGCAAATCCATTAATTTATCTGTTTTTTACGTCTGAACACCATCTTGACGTTAGCTGCTGCCTTTGCTGGAAGCCTGAGGGGTAACTGGAACCCATCTTCAGTCTCATAAAAGAATTCAATATTAATATTATTAAGACTGCCATCGTTAAGCAAATCTGTCCATTTATGATACCTTGCTCTATAAAATATATCTCTATGGAGAGATGATTGTGTTCCATCGCTAGGCGAATTATCATTATAGTCAATATAAGATAAAATACTCTTTTTATCAATATTAAATCTATTTGTAGTTTGAGATAATGCTTTCGGGTGTGTTGGTGGAGGCATATATTCATCTCTAACAGAAATACTCGATGTTGTAACCAAAATATTTTTAATATTATTCCATAAATAACGGCAATCACGTTCTTGCTCCATAATAATATATGCTGGTGGTGTGGTCTGTGTGTTAACGACCTTACCAGCATAATGATTTCCTAAAGCCCACGCATTCTGTCCTCCCTTTTTTTGCTGAAAACGAATCGTATAATCACCTCCATTTGGAGAGTTGTAACCGAAAAAATCAGCTTGAATTGTATCAATATATTTATAAAGTAAAGCATCAACTTGAACCTCTGCTTTAAGTAGCCCAATCCCCCCAGCACCAGTCGCATAACTAAGTTCTCCAATAATAGCAAATAAACCAGTTCTATTGTCATATTGTAACCAGCATTCTTCTGCGTGGATTCCGGCATGGGCAGCATTAAATGCGTCATAAGAAGATTTTAAAGCCGTATTTATAATTTGGACAAAAGTTTGATAATCGTTGCAGTGATAATAGGTAGGACTCGTGATAAGATCTTGAATCCCGTTATTTGATGCGGGTGGCTGTGGGAGAGATGGTGCGTTAGCATTAGAGACAGATGGAGTCCAGACTAAATCAGTAGGATAATTATATTCTACTCCACCAGTTGTATATTGGTAATTTACTCTAAATGGAAGAGCATTAATATCCGTATTTAACCCTTGCTTGATTGTAGCAATAAAAACGGGGAGAGAAGCCCTACAACTCCAACTATCCACAGCAACTTGATAATCGCTTTGCTTTTCTACAATATTCTGAGTCTGTTCTTGAAAAACACATTCTTCGGTCGTACCATTATCGTCTTCATAGTCGGGATTTTCTATTCTGCAATTAAAATATATATGTTCATTTGATGTTGGATTGCCTCCGCCATCATGTTCGTCCCTAAAATAGTTGTAGTTACTCATTATGTTATAATTTAAATATATATATTTAAATAATAATCCTTAGTTTTACTTTTTATTTAATGGAACTAATTTAACAATTAACTCATCAATAGGCATATACTTTTTTGCCTTTAAAAATATATCAGCATAATCATCTGTACTAACGTCCATATGTCTTAATCGTGAGACTACATGGCGTCCGCAAGTTGTAACAGATGGAGATTTAGATTGTAGCTGGTATTGGCTATAATCAACGGGTTTATTGCTTTTATATAATAGCTCAGTTAAATATCTGTGGTTAGAACGCAGTTCCTTTTTAAGATCATTAGGAACAAATTTAAGTTCATCATCTGGAATGAAGCCGTATGAGTCAAAGAATGTAATCTTGCCTTTATGCTCGAATATACACGTGAAATGCCCGTAGTTTTTTGAAGTCAAATATAAAATAACCGCTCGTTTATGTTCCCCCAGCAAATCCTCAATTGTCTTATATCCAGAAACATCTTTATAGGTCATCATATTAACTTTTCCATCTAATAACTTAGAAATATCATTAATGGATAGAGAGAAGTCCATATATATAATTAATGATTTACTATTTAATTAAATTCTTCTTTTATTATCATAATTATATTTTCCTTTTATATTATATGTTGCAGTTTAGGTGGTTTTTGAGGCTGTTTTTCTAGTTTTGCTTAGAATTATCTTTCAAGTTCTCAAGTGCTGATTCATATTTATCAAACGCAGAATTTATTATTAGATAGAACTGGAATAGCCCATGATGCTTCAGTTTTTCATTTATATATTCACAAATCTTATTATCACATATAGAGTTATCTTCTGGTAAAGATTGCTTACAAAACTTACAAAACATAATATTATAATTAAATATTATATTTTTATTTGTTTATTCGTCTAACAATTTTAAAAATTCGTATTCTTGATGTGTAAGCGATTCAAGGTGTCTAGTAAATACATTACTCCGCACAATTGAACCACACTCACATGTTGTTTTACTATTATATCGTTCTCTCTGCTTCTTAAGACTTTCTTTATGTTTAGCTCTATAAATTCGCTGATAGCATCGCTGATATTCTTTATTAAATTCTGGATCTGTATAAGCCATTTTATTAACTCTGCAACTATTTTTAAATAGATATTTCAACAATCCTCATCTGCCTCATGAATAACATCGAGCATAAATTCGGTTAATTGTTTTAAATCGTTTGCTTTAGGGTCTATTTCTTCGGGTGGCTGCGAGTTTTTCCGCTCACGTACAAACATTTTACATTTTGGTTCAGCTTTACCAGCACCCGTTAATTTTGATTTTAACGCATCAGCATCAGTTACAGCTTTAGCTACATATCGGGTATAAAATGGAAGTCTTTTAACTATTTCGGTGATGTCTTGATAAATAAATAGCTTTTCTTTATCATCATATAATCCAAAGGTCTGTAAAATTGCTTTAATAAAGATTTGACAATTAGCATTAAAAGGGTCGTATACGAAATATGCCTTTTTTCCTATTCTCTCAAGAGGTTGTTTTACTAGTTCATTTAATGTTAAAGAATTATTAGGGTAGTCATCAACATCAATACATTCAACGTTAGCCTCACTGCATCTACCATCATTTTCAGTCATAGTAACAATTGAGTTCTTTTCAAAGCTGACATTCATTCCAGAATCTAGTTTAATGATTAAGAATAAATGGAATAGCGTGTCGTAGTAGTA